CTTTCCGAACAAGGTAAAATGGCACTTCTTCAATGGGATGAAGATTAATGAAAGCATTCGCTGAAGTAGCAGGTTTGGTATCAAATGCGTATCATGGACAAAATGAAGTTTCTATGATACGTAGTTTTGAAAGTCCACCAATCATTTTATCAGGGCCATTATTTAAAAGAATATTTGAACTTACAGAAAAAGAAGCTCTTCACTCAATTGGATTAAGTGATTTAAAAAATAAATTTCCTAAGGTCCAAGGAAGAGCTAAACAAATTTCTACCTTTACTCAAATGCAACCTAATTCGCAATTTTGGCAAGGTGGAATAGATGATGAGGATAGACCTGGTGGTTTGTTATTGCATGTGAAAGGAAATGTAACAGGTCAATTCAATCAAGACATGTATACCGAAATATTAAGAGGTGGTAGACGTGTTATAATGCTAAATGATGATACCATTGAAGAGCAAGAGTTTGAAGACGAATTAAAAGGTCTTCAATCCGAATTCAGAAAATTAGTCCATGAAATTTTTAAAAAGAAATTAGGCATTAAACCTGATAGCCCTTTATCTTTTTCTGATAATAATTATCCTGAAAATATATTGCGGACAGAATTAGATGGACGACAAAAAGCTACCCTCATTAAAAACTATTTGGATGGGATGGAAAAGCTTCTGAAAAATAAGAAGTATAAAGAAGCTGTTTCAGATATGATGTTTGATATGATTGCAGTAGGTGATTATGAATATAACGAAATTACTATGGAAAAAGTAAAGTTAATTTCAATTTATGTCACAAACTCAAATATAGATCGCTCAGACGTCGATAATCTAAGAAAACAATTTAAAGTCCCTATCTATCCAAATGCTTCTCGAACACAAATTGAGAAGATCCTCCAAACAATAAATTCATAAAAAAATACTTGACATTTTGTTGAATATATCGTATAATAATACTATTAAATAATTAATTATAGGAGCACATGGAAGCACGAAGAAAATGCGATCCAGAGTTGGGTCAATTAGTAAGTGAACACTTGGAAAGTCTTGGTTTAGAAACACCTATGACACAAGTTCGAAAAAATTATGATAGTGAGACAGCAATTGAATCTATCAAAGGAAACATGACGGAGATTATGACATCATTAGGATTAGATCTTAAAGATGATTCATTACAAGATACACCCAAAAGAGTAGCACAGATGTTTGTGAATGAAATTTTTTGGGGACTTGATTATGACAGATTTCCTAAATGCACAAAAATTGAAAATAAGATGAACTATAAAGGTTCATTTGTATTAGAAAGAAATATCAATGTTCAATCCTATTGCGAGCATCACTTTATTGTTATTGATGGTGTTGCCAGCGTCGCTTATCTCCCAAACAAATATGTTTTAGGGTTATCTAAGTTAAATCGAATTGTTCAATTCTTTTCAAAACGTCCTCAAGTTCAGGAAAGGCTTACTGAACAAATTAGAGCTGCGATTGCGTTTGTTGCTCAGACAGAAGATGTTGCCGTTCAAATTGATGGCGCACATTTCTGTGTTAAATCACGAGGCATTCAGGATCTCAGATCTACAACTGCAACATTCTCTGCATCAGGTGTTTTTTCAGAAGGATCACAACGTCAAGAGTTCCTTGCAGGATGTCGTTCTTTAATGGCTTAATATGACATACATTTCACATGAAATACCTAGATCACTAATAGATGAACATCAAGACTTTATTAGCGATTATCAATTTGTATTACTTCATAAAATTCTAGAAGATAAAGATTACGCAGAGATGGTTTGTGACTTTGCGAATAATGGAGAATTTACTTATCTTGATAATAGTTGTTTTGAATTGGGTGAATCATTAGATAATGATATTCTCTATGAATGGTTCCAAAGATTAGAACCAGACTTTGTAGTTCTACCAGATGTTCTCGGAGATAGAAAAAGAACACTGGAAAGGTCGATTGAATTTGCTAATGATTATCCAGACACAATCCCTAATGGTATGCCCGTTATTCAAGGAGCAACACCAGATGAAATGATTGATTGCTATAATGACTTTACTGAGTATAGTGATAAATGGCCGATAATTGGTATACCTTTTGTTTATCGTTGGGCTGATAAAGACCCAACACTTCAGGCGAATGAAAGAATAAAGTTACTTGAAAGAATGGACAGAGAGTGTATTGATAGAGATATCAAACATCATCTATTAGGTACGTGGCAAGCAAGAGAATTTGCACATTATAGAGATTATAATTGGATTCATAGTATAGATACTTCCAATCCAGTAATGGCAGCATTAGACGGAACACCTTATGCAGGAATTCACGGATTAACACAAAAACCAACATCAACATTTGATTCTATTTACGATATGAAAGAAGAAGATATTAACTTAGATCTTTTATATTATAATGTTGATAGTTTTAGACAAATCGTTACGGGTAAATTTCCTGAGAGAAAATATCCAGAGAATTTAAATTGTTTTAAATACTTTACATATTCAGGACAACATGGCTAATAAGATAGATCCAGAACACTATCAAAGTAATACAAAATTGGAAGCGATTGATGTTATAGAAGCTTTCGATTTAAATTTTCATCGCGGAAACGTTGTTAAGTATGTTTTGCGAGCAGGTAAAAAATCAGAAAAGGGTTACGAGAATAAAGATAAACAATTAGAAGATTTGAAAAAAGCTAAGTGGTATCTTGAAAGAGTAATCAAAAATGTTACGGAGGGATGATGGACTTACGAGAAGCTAGAAATAAACTTCCAGAAGTTAAAGAAAATGTTGCAGTTATATTATCCGGTGGCATGGATAGTTCTATTGTTACAATGATGTTAGCCCGACATTATGGACCAGAAAAAGTATTTGCTTTAACATTTAACTATGGTCAAAAGCAAGCTGAAGAATGTATGAAGGCAAAAGAATTATGTCGTGAATTAGGTGTACCACATAAGCAATTAGATATAGGTTATTTCGGAGAGTTAGTTCAACCTATTAGTGCAAATATATCTGGCACTGATATTGACATGCCCAACATTAAAGAAGTGTTGGGAGATCCCCAACCTGTTACATATGTCCCGTTTAGGAATATGATGTTGTTAAGTAATGCATGCGCTTTTGCAGAAGTAGTAAATGCAGAATACATTTTTTGTGGACTTCAAGTTCATGATGAATATGGGTATTGGGATACAAGCCAAGCCTTTGTAGATGCATTAAATGGCATTACAGTACTAAATAGAACATTCAAGACACAAATTATTGCGCCGTTCTCTTTATTAAGTAAAACAGAAGAATTAAAAATATGTAAAGAGCTAGGAACATTTAATTTATTAAAGCATACATTAACATGTTACGATCCAGATGAAGAAGGTCGTAGTTGTGGAAGGTGCCCTTCTTGTTCTGAAAGAATTAAAGCGTTTCAGAATATTCAAGAAATAGATCCAATACCTTATCAGGAAGGCGATTAATGTGTAGTATTTCTGCAAGCAAGAGCAAAGAAGTTTTATTAAAATTAGTAGAACTTAATAGATATCGGGGCGAAGAATCTCATTCAGTTTCACAGTTTTTATATCACGAAGATTTAGATCCTGACGCCAATGGTTTTTATCTTAAACAACAGATTAAATCATATGGCCCTTTAGATGTAAAACAATTAGATGGTGAATGGGATTATTGTATTGTTCATCAACAAGCACCCACATCAAAAGAAGTTAATAATACTGATTTAGCAACAGGAAGATTTATTCACCCAGCTGTGAAAGGAAAATCTTATTTGTGGCATAATGGTATTATTAAAGAAGGAAAATTTGAAGGTGATTGGGATACAGAATGGTTGTTTGATCTTACATTAGATGATTTAGAAAAAAGCCCTCTTAAAAGATTTGATGCTAAGATAAGTGAAGCAGATGGTACATTCGCATGTATGATGCATCACGATAGTAGTATGTTTATATTTCGTAATGAAATTAGTCCTTTGTTTAGTGAAGGATCATCCTTTTCTTCTACTAAGTTTGAAAACTCTATTCCAGTGCCCGCAAATACAATGTGGGAATTAGATTATGAAATGGGTGGTTTAGTAGAACAATGGAAATTTGAAACAAAAGAAAATCCCTATCATTTTGGAGAATAATGTTTATACACCCCGTGAATGCCTCTACTGAGGTAACCAATATCGATGATACAATGATTCAACCAAATACTGTTGATTTACGAGTCGATAAGGTTTATCGAATCGGCGCTGGTCCAATGCACATAGATGAAGAAGAAAAGATACATCGAAAGTCAATGGAAATATTTCCCGATGAAGATGGTAATTTTCTTTTAAGTCCAGGCTGTTATGAAATGCAATCCAATCAACAAGTAGAAATAGCAGAAGGGGAAGTTGCTCTTGTTCTTGGTAGAAGTACTTTTAATAGAAATGGCGTTTTGATTATCAGTTCAATTTATGATTCAGGTTTTAAAGATTATGCAGGGGCAACTGTGTATAATATAGGCGGAGAAACAACCGTTAAGCCTAATACGCGATTTGCACATTTAATTATTGCAAAAGCGGAATCCTTACATAAATATGATGGAGACTATGGCGAAAAAAATTGAAAATAAAGAAAAAGAAACTATAATAAAAATGCTGACTCCTGAAACATTCAATTTGGATGTTAAGAAGTTGTCAGATAAAATGCCGGTAATGGATGCAATTTTACATTATTGTGAAATGAATAAATTAGAATATGAAACAGCTGCTTCTTTAATATCCACAGATCTAAAAAGAGTCTTACGAGCTGAAGCTGAAGAATTAAATTTCATACCGACCACATCGAAACTACCTATCAATGTTTAAAAAAGTAAAAGAGAGTTTGGATGGGTCGTCTTTGCTAGAACACAACCACCTGATTGGGTAACCGCCCTATTCCAAATGCCATGAATGAATTTGAGTGTTATAGTCTTTATACCTCTCTTAAATTACATTTTACTACAGATTACGATTACTTTAAGTATAATGGTAAATGTAATGTTACACCTGAGTCGTTTAACAAACGAAGAGAGCGATTCTTTTTTAAGAAATTATCTAGAGAATATCCAAATCCAGAATTAAGAGATTTTCTAGTATCGAACTTTTTAAGTGATATAAATATGTGGATAGGGGATGCTTTTGGTGAAAAGTGTGTTTCAACCTATCGTGACTGGCGGAAGCGTATTGAGAGTTTACAATACATTTTTCGTGAAGATTGTTCGAACATCATGTCAGATGATTCGAATGAGTTCAATGCTTTATTTGAAGTAGTAGATGGACAACATCCACCTATTCTTCGTTATGCTTTAGCGAAAAAAATAAACATTGAATCTTTTATCATCCTAGATGATATTTTATGTTTCATACCCAAATTTAATAGAGATCTTCAGGACCCAATCGTGTGGCCGGACTACTATAAGAAGTGTGTGAAATATAAGCCATTCTTTACTCATGAATTTGAAGCAAGCAGAAAAAGCTTGAAAAAAGTTCTTGACATTTAATAAAGAATGTTATATAATATATGTTATATTATGATTAAGTGAATAAAGCGTATACAACGAAACAAAGCAGTTATAAGGAGAAATATGTCGTTTGCAGATATGAAGAAAAAAAGAGGTTCCTCATTAAGCCACCTCAGCGAAGAGCTTAATAAAATCAACAATCCCGGATTTGGTGTAGATGAACGTTTTTGGAAAGCCGACTTAGATAAGGCTGGAAACGGTTATGCAGTCATCAGATTCTTGCCCCCTATTGAAGGAGAAGATCTTCCTTGGGTTCGTGTTTTCAATCATGGTTTTCAAGGACCAGGTGGATGGTATATTGAAAACAGTCTTACTACTCTTGGTAAGAAGGATCCAGTTTCTGAATATAATTCAGGTCTTTGGGCTACAGGTGTAGAAGCGAATAAAGATATTGTTCGTAAACAGAAAAGACGTTTGACTTATTATGCCAATATTATGGTAGTTGAAGATTCAAAGCGTCCTGAAAATGAAGGGAAAGTTTTCCTTTTTAAATTCGGGAAGAAGATCTTTGATAAAGTCAATGATCAGATGAATCCTCAGTTTGAGGACGAAACACCTGTTAATCCTTTTGATTTCTGGGAAGGAGCGAACTTCAAATTGAAGATTCGTAAGGTAGAAGGCTTTACAAATTATGATAAAGCTGAATTTGCTGCTCCTACACCATTGTCAGAAAATGACGAAGACATGGAAAGGATTTGGAAACAACAGTATTCACTTCAAGACTTTTTGAAGCCTGATAACTTCAAGTCATATGAAGAATTATCCTCACGTTTAAATAAAGTTCTTGGTAAAGGAATTGATCCTTCCATGCAGAGAGCTGAAGATACAGTGATAGGTCCTGTTGATCATACTAGTGTACCTTTTGATGGTGGAGTTCCTAATAGGCCTGCACCGCAACCAACTGTAAGTGCTCAAAATGATAATTTGGATCAGGGTAGTATGGATTCTGGAGAAGGAGATACTCTTTCTTACTTTGCTAAATTAGCTGAAGAAGAATAATCATTCATTTAGTGGTCATCTACTGGGTGACCACCTTTTTCAATGAATCTTTTCGTGAACTAGTATCAAGGTCAGTCTGGAGGACGATGCCTTCGGTTTTGGTGGTGACTACTGAATTATCTACTACATTTACTGGTTGTCTATCTCTTTCTTGTCTTGCTAATTCCCTCTCTTCTTTTCTTTTTCTCTCCTCGGCCGCTATAAGTCTTTTATATGCTTCTGGATCATCTTTTTCCATTTTAGCCATTTGGTAATGTTTTGAATCTTTACCGAAAATTCCTTTGGCTGCCTTTTTCCCTAAAAATCCCATATCCATCATCAACCTCGCAATAAATTGGGGAATTCTTCGGACGAAGGCAAAGACTGGTTCTAGAACATGATCGTAAATTGCATCGGTTGCCATTGTAAATAATTTTTTGATACCAGTAAATAAAGAAAAGTTACCATCTTTATCTCTTAGATTTTTATCAATAAATGCTACTGCATTTTTAAAATCGAATTTTTTTAATATCCAAGCAACTGCTTCACCTAATAGGTTTGGTATAGCAAACAATACATCGTCGAATACAGACTCTATACCGGCCCCTATTGCGCCTGTAATACCACCTTCTTTATATCCATCTACAATATTACTTATTACATCAAACGCAGAAAAAAGGAACCCAATAGGAATGAATACCTTACCAATAACTTTTGCGATCTTACCTACAAAACCTAAAATGTCTTTTAAGGGTTTGATCCAATCAGTTAAAGGAGCAATTATACCTGAAAACGTTTTTGCGGCTTTTGTAAGAATGCCGTCTTTAGGTCCGAATGCACCTTTGAATGAATCTCTAAAAGAATTAAAAGTTTTAATTGGATGAGCTAATGCTTCTGCATTTAAAAATCCAAGAGCACCAAAGTTAAGTACGTTTACTAATTTG